CAATATGGCTGGGAGCCAGAGCCAGAGTATACGGAACAAGATGCACAAGAGTGGGCACTTGGATGGCTACAGGATCGCACACAAGTTATTGAGTTCGAAGGCGGCATCATTATTGCCGAGTTCTAAACCCATGAAAAAACACAAACCATCTCCGGCTCTTCTAGCCTTCCGCAAATCCAAGCAATTCCGCTTGTCGTCAATCCTAGTCAACGTGTTCGGCACGTTGTTCGTGCTAGGGTTTATCACGTTCATCTTATTCTGCTTCATCTCCGACTAATCACCAACACCAACACCAACACACACACAATGAAAACAGATGGAATAATCTACGTTCAAGTACCGCACCAGGCGAAGTCAAAAGCCTTCGCATTCAAATCGAAAGAGGAGTTTATCGAGTTCCTGCGTCAGCAGGCTCCGAACGGATTCAGTTTTACCACATACGAACGAGACGAGTTTGACGAGGTGAAGAGCGAGGAAAATACAGGCCATGAAATAGGAAGTGATTGGTGGAACAAGTGGGTCAAGCCGGGATCAGACCTGTTCGACCAAGGAGCAGATATTGTTGCAGAGGTGTGGACTAATGAAGTCAGTCAGGAGTACCTTGCCGACCCTCACCCCGACGAGGAGTTCTCCCGACTGTTCAGGTCAGTTGATGACTTCAATACTCATTACTACCTAGGGCACGACGAGGCGATTCGTATTCTAAAGATCGGGTCAAGTGCCTTAAACCATACCCACCAGCAGTACGAGTCTTTACAAGCCATGGAGAAAGCGGCGGACACTTTGGCGTGGTGGCATAATAGCCATTAAGAAAACAGAGAAGCAAAGGAAGAATAAAGAAAACACAAGGGGCAGGGAGAAATCCCTGCCCTTTTTTCGTGCCTATAAGCCCCGCCAGCGGGTTTTCTTCCCCTTCCCCTATGGTTTCCCCTCCAGAATCTCCAGGCTAATCCTTGCCAGTTTCCCGGCCTTTCTTTTCCGTAGGTTCCTTATCGCCTGATGGTAGCAAACAAAGTGCAAGGAAAGAGATGCCGAATAGGAGCATGATCCCGGCGAAATATAACGCCCAGACAATTAGTGATTTCATGGGACAAATCTCCTCTCCTTTTTCTTTTGTTTAATCGTTTTCTTTATCATCTTCCGCATGGGTTTCCATATTATTTTCACGGACATTAGTGCCGATATTAGTAACATGATCGTGAGAGCATGACCAATGAAAATTATGTCAAATTTTCCCATGTGATTGTATAGGACTTTTCATAGGTCTTTTGATGGAGTTGGAAACTTGCGTGTCAACCAATCCAAGTTAGTTCTCTCGTTATTTGGCTCATACCATCCAGCTTTTCCATATATGTTAGATATGGAAGTAAAGTATTCCTCATACATTGCGGCGACTTTCTCCATGCTGAAGTTTTCAGCCCACTCACGGCATTTTATAGGACTTATCGTGTGGATGTTCTTTGCCGCCCAAACGAATTGCTCAAAGGTGCGGCAACGGAAGCCAGTGATGCCGTGTAAGTTAAGCTCTTGGAAACACCCCCAGTCAGTAGAGATGATGGGAGTTCCAGAGAGCATCCCCTCAATCTGAACGCCACCAAACGGCTCCCCATACATGGTGGCGACGAATTGTCCCTTGGCATTTGCCATCAGCTTACGCCTCTCCTCCACTCCTGCATAGCCTACGAACTCAACATGACTAGGTATTTTCGTGTAGCCCATAGCCTTTATGTCACCTTGCCCTGCCACCTTCAGCTTTGCTCCAATGGCTTGCGTCACTTCAATGGCAATATGGAGGCCCTTGTGATGGCCTATACGCCCAATGAATAGGAAGTAATCCTCCTTGTTGGCATTGAAGGTGAATTGCCTCGTGTCAAAGTAATTAGGGATCACGGCATCGTACCAACTGAACTTATCTGGAGTCCCCACGGCCTCTGTTCCGTGGAAGGCTCCCAGCATATACTGCGATTCGTAAACCTTATATGGTGCGAATGTGCCGCCGGGATACCCAATCCCCGGCTCCACGACGATCATATCGGGATTCGCATCTGCGATTGGCTTGTGTCCATGACCCCAGAAGCAGAGCAGGAAGTCACCATACTGCTTGCGTTTAGCAACTTCCTCGTTAGTTCTGGCATAGAACATCTTGTAAGCAGGATCATCCATTGCGAACTTAAACACATTTGAGTGCCAGTCGTAGTCGCCGTAGGCTTCCTTTAGGACGGCATCGTTAGTAGTGCCGACGATCTCATCTGCCACCACTTCACTCCTATCATGTCCGTAATGGATGATATAGTGGCCTCTGGCCTTCATCATCTCGCAGAACTTAACTACTTTCTGGGTGAAAGCACAAGCGATGTAATCAGCGTTGCTGATTGTGTGGGGAATCCCCAAGCAATGGAATCTCATTTCTTCCTCCTCCGATCTTGCATGAATGAAGTGGGGCGTTCTGGTTCCCCATCAAATCCCCGGCGTTTCCAGAAGCCATCAATCGCCTTCCTCACCACATACGAAAGGTGAAGCTCATTAACATGACTTCCAGATTCATCAATGCTGATCTTAATTGGAACTCCGTTTTTTGTTGAATCACTCATTTGGGAGAACTCCCGACCTGACCTTGTTAAGCACTTCCTCACACTGGCATAGGATGCAGTCTTCCTTGTTCCGCTCGTTAGGAGTGCCATGCTCAAAGTCCTCCTGCCTAGCGGCGACTACGATGAGAAGTGCATAGGCGTTTCCGATGATCTCAAACATCTCTGGGGCGGCGGCGAATAATTTGGAAAGGTTGATACTCTCTTTGATGGCGATAGCGGCACTGATTGCCGCAACCTCCCTGCCTTCAGCGTCGAGGATTGTGTCACCATCAGCCCTAAATGGGAACTGCATGGGCACAAGGGCTTTGTCTTTGTATTCTTCGGGGATGATTAGATTGCTCATTTTGTTTTTGGTTTGGGTTTATTCTGTATCTACGACTGATTGTTTGGTGTTGAATGCGTCTGCCAAGTCTGGTTCGCTCTCCATGATCTTACGAGCATATACTGCACGAAAATCGTTTGATAGCCGGAACTCGTCTTCTCCCTCTGTGGAGAGATAGTAGTTCCATCTCAACACTTCATAGAGCATCCCTATTCCTAGCTTGCGGTTGTGGTTGCTTCCCTTGCGGCGAAACTCCCTAGCCAGCCTAACAAGGTTCTCATAGACATGGGGGTTGGTAGCATGGAACTTCTGGAAACGAGCGTAGATGCTTGTGTCTTTCTCCTCTGGAAGAGGGGGCGTGAAATCTAATTCAGATTGCATTAGCCACCCCCTTTGGAACTCCTTTGCGTGGCTCCCTTACTCGCTCGTCTGGATACAAGCGTTGCCTAGCTTGCTTCTCGGTGTAGCCAAGAAGCTCCAGCCCCTCCAGAACTTCGTGATCCTCCAGATCCATAGCTGGCTGGTTGATATACTGGTCGAGGTGATCCCAGCGTTCACTTACTACTCGTGGCCCAAACCAATCCCACCAAACAACTTTGGCGATTTGAGTGCGAATCTTTTTGGGAAGCAGGGCGATATGCTCTGCCCATTGTTCGGGGGATCTTTCTTTTAGTAATGTTTGCATAATACTTCGTTGATTGTGTCGGCAATCTTTTTGGTTTTGCCTAACGAGTTTAGGGTTTGAATTTGTTTGAGTGCGGCAATAAGTTCTTGAATTTGCAAAACATACTCACGGCACTCCCATTTAAGGGATTCAGTGTCATTCTGCATTTTGTTTGGCGATCTCCTGTTTGGTGATGTCGATGGCAATGTTGTAGAAATACAAGTCAAAGTTGGCCCGGTCATCTCGGAAGAGACGAGCAAGTTGCTTGAGTTGTTGTTGTTTCACATGAATGCCGTAGCAGTGAAGGCCAAGGATGTATGCACCCACACAGCCAAGACCGCCCCAGATAAGAACAAACAGGCTCATTCTTCGTCCTCCTCATTCATTTTAACAATGTCACATTCCCCGGCATCCATTGCGTCTTGAATGGCTTGGCCTCGTGGAGACAAAGGATTCCGCTCATATGTTCCAGCCAAATCCTCGTACATTTGCCGCCTTGCCTCTTCTCTGGCTTCTCGCAGAAACTGAAGGTCGCTTTCTGAAATGCTCATTTGTTTTCCTTGATAGCTTTGTTCGCCACAACGAGGTCGTGGAGGATTTCCTTTGCACGAGGGACGCTGATGCGTATCTCGTCCAACCCATGACGCTGGGCTTGCTTGATGCTCACTTGAAAAAGTGGAGCCAGGTTCAGTAACGATGCGATGTGTTGTGTTTTCATTTTTGGTTTATCGGAGGTTGTGCCGATGAGACGAGTCTTTCAGAATTTCAAAACCATGCAAGAACTATTTTTAAAAAAAGAATCCCCCCTCCGACACAACTCGGAGAGGGGACTTGCAACCAGCACACAGACAATACTACCGACTAAAATGGAATGTCTTCGTCTCTGGACTTGGGAGCGTAGCCATCAGCCTTGCTTTTGTTGTGGTTGCTCACGCCTTTCTGGAATGGTTCCTTAATGGAACCAGACAGGAACTCGCCACCCTGCTTTCCAGCCTTGTTCCAAGCACTCATCTCCCACTCCTTGCCGTCAATGGTAATGGTTCCAGTCCAGTTTGGAGCCTTGGGGTTTGCGTTGTTTTTGGGGAAGAGGACGAACCTCTTTTCGTTATCGTATTGCATTTGTTTTACTTTGTTGTTTATCTCTCGTGTCTCTCATCGAATCGAAGAAACTCCGATACGAATGTTATGGGAATACTAGACTTTGGGCAGGCTCTTGCAAGTCTTATGTTTAGAAACCAGTGATCGGGTTCCTCGTTGGATTGATTGATTGTCAAGAACAAATCGCAATCGTGTTCGATGGCCCTTGATTCTCTTGAATTGCCGTCAGCGTTGAGTTGAGTGAGGGCGATAATCACGATGCCCATCTCTTTCGCCAGCATCTTGAGAGTGCGTGAAGCATCTGCGACTTGCCTCTCTCTGCTATCCTTGCGGTCAGTAGGCTCAAGTAGCTGGATGTAGTCCACCACTACCAGCTTCACTTGATAAACGGCTACCATACGCCTCACAGCCGCCCGGAGTTGGAGACAATTCATGCTACTCTCATCACGAATGAACAACTTCAACTTGGATAGTTGACTTGCCCCCACATTCAGATCATTCATCAGCTTCTGATCTGTTTCCTTCTCCTTGGATAAACGACTAACATCAGCCCCTGTGTAGGAAGCAATGAGCCTGTCCACTAGCTCTTTCCTGCTCATTTCAAGCGATATGATCCCAACCGAGTTCCCTCCAACATCACTGGTTCTCATTGCCATGTTTAGAGCCATTGCCGTCTTCCCCCCTTTGGTAGGTGCACCGATCACTACAAGCTGGCCTCCTCGAAAGCCGCCAGTAATCTCGTCGAGCTTGGTAAAGCCAGTGGTGATTCCAAGTAGCTTGCCTCGCTCTTTAACCATCACCTCATAGTCTGCATACCTTTCGATAGCGGCCTCCTTAATACTGACAATGCTAGATGCTGTTTCAGCGTCAGCCGCCACAGCAACGAGAGCCTTCTGCACAATCTCCGAAAGATCGCCAGCATCAGCGGGGTTTTGGGCAGAGGCAATGATCCTTTCAGCGGCACTAATCGCAAGCCTCGCAGTGTGCTTCCGCTTTAGGATGCCAAGGTAGTTCTCCCAATTCCCCAATACTGCTGGGGAGATGAAGCACTCCGTGAGGAAAGCCGCCCCGCCAGATAGTTCAAGCGTTCCAGCCTCATTCATGGCATCTGTAAGCGTGACTAAATCGCAGTCCTTGCCCTCCTTCCAGAGATTAAGGGCCGAATCAAAGATACGACGATGACATGGGTGATGGAATAGTTTGCCAATGTTGCCGTCAGCCACCTCGTTAAGAAGGCTTGATTGTTGGATTACGCAGGAGAGGAAAGCCTTTTCTGCGTCTTCGTCTTTAGGAAGGCTCATGCTAGTGCCTCCAGTGCCTCTTCAAACCATTTAAGTTTTGTAGGGTGACGAAGTTTTCCAAGTGCCTTAAATTCAATTTGCCTTACCCTTTGTCCAGTCACCCCTAAAACAGTTCCTATTTCATCAAGCGTGAATCCAAGGATGAGATGGCAAACAACAACATATCTGCTCTTTCTATCAAGCATAGACAATCCATGCTTGATTGAATCTACAATTTCAATGCGTTGAATTTCGGTGATCATTTCTTCTTCCTCCGCTTCGGCTCTGGCTTGGCTCCCTGCATGGCCCAGTAAAGATCCACTTGATGCTGGAACACAAACCACTCCTTGGAAAGATCCTCCTTCCACACCACTTCAAAATCCCCCTCCTCCTGCTTTCCAATACGGACAATTGCATGGTTGGTGATTTTCTTCCCATCGTTGTTAGCCTCCCACAATGCCGCATATCCAGCACACTGCCTCCAATAACTTTCGCTAATTTTCTTGGAGGTCTTGAAATCCAACAGCACATGGTCGCCGTCATCGTCAACTGCAATGAGGTCAATCGTCCCTCCGTAGCGATACTCCTCATTGACTAGCTGGATCTCCGTAGCTACCACCTTTAGGTTCTGAAGCTCCCACCAATCCAAGAACTTGGTGTAGCACACAAGAGCCTTGGCTATATCGGCCTCATCATAATCGGACAGATCAGCCACTTGGTTGTTGAGCATACACTCAATCATAAAGTGGGCGAGCGTTCCAATATCAGCGGCCTTGTCCCGCTCTTTGCGGTAGTCAAGCCCCCGCTTTCCCAAGTCCCAAGCCCAGTGGATGAGTGCCCCAGCGTCATCCCCGATCTTGCAAATAGTGCTACCCCCCGGCACTTGGGTTCCATCAGCTAGATGGTATTTTTGGTGAGGTGCATTACGCACGAGTTTTACTTTTTCCATTATCGTCCCTCCTCGAAATAGGAGTCAGAATCTGGCGTTGCTTCGTTCTCCACTTCCTCAAAGTCAACCTCCGTTCCACAGCGGAAACATTCTCCGGGGCTGATCTCTGCTTCTGTCCATTCATCCTTGGGTGCGTAGGCAACCTTGAACTCGTGTTCGCACTCCTCGTTCTGACAAGTGTAGTGTATTTTCATGTTGTGTTGGCTGGCTGGTTGTAGCCAGTGCCAATTACCGATAGTCAGATTCTGTTTCGTTGTCCATCACAAATTCATCCCAAGAAGAATTATTTTGCCCCTCGTTTGCAGTGGCATTTCCAAAGCCCACTTGATTGATATAAACTTGACACATGATAGAAAATGCGTCAGCCGCATCTGGAGATTGCCCATTGGTGCGTCTCTTCATATCCATCTTTGACTCCACCACAATACGCTCGTTTTTGAGGCTATAGAGGCGGGTGCAGAACTGCTGGCAAGTCTCGTCATCCATGCCCCGGATTCGCCCAGACTGGACAAGCCTAGCCACATTCCCCCATAGCTGGCTCACCCTATTCCCATAAACCTTATTGGCTGGTCTATCATCCTCCACGCTCACGGCATTGTCCGTAGCTGAACCAGCAAAGCTGATCCTGTGAAACCCTGTCTTCCAGCGTTGTGCAATGATGTCGGCTATGCCAGCACCAGCACCAGTGGAGTCTAGCCCAAACCCATCTGGCTCAACTCCGTGTTTGATCAGTTGCTCAATCGTTTTGTCTGCCACTTGGTAGAACAGCGGATTGGAGATGGAGTCCTCCAAATGGATCTTGATTTTCTCCGTGGACAAGAGCGTTTGCTCTCCGTCCATAGCAATGCCGATCTTGGCGATACGAAGCATACAATCGTCACCACCACTCGTGAACGCAGGATCAAGACCAGCAATCGTCTTAATTCCCCCGCCCCTCCACACCACCTTCTCCATAGCCCTGCCGTCTTGGATCGTAGCGGCATCTAGGATCGTGTTTCTAACCCCAGATGGAGGCCAGAAGCCCCGGACATAGGAATGCCATTCTAGCGAGTTCTCGCCATGATTCTTGCGGATAGTATCAATGTTCTCTTGGGCAAACAGCTTTGGGTAGATGGTCTTACCTGCCTTAATGTTTGGGGACTTGAGTCCATCAAAGTGCAAGCAGATTCCAGTCCTAGTCTCCCAATGTTCGTCATTAACGCTGATGGTTGACCACCCCCCCTTGGGTTGGCAGAACTGACCATGAGCATCAAATTGGCTAGAGGCGTTGGCA